GTTACTGATAGAGTATTTATGAAAGGTGATTTTGGTGTTGAGTTAGGATTTTTTAATTATTTTCTAATTAAAGTTGATGGTCATGTATTAAGAATAGGTAATAATCAATACGTTCATCAACTTGAAAATCTTTACTTCGCACTGACTGGAGAGGAACTAACATACAAATGTTAATAACTTTATTTGTCATATATGCAAAACTTTCTTAACTTTACTGAAAATAATCAATTTATGGAAAAGCAATTAATCAGCTCATCTGAGAAAATCAGACAGGCAAACGAAGAGGCAACACTGTCCTTCCACCAAAAGCTCCACAGAGCTAAGTTAGCAATCGGTAAGGTTACTAAGAATGCTACAAGTCATCATTCTAAGTATGCCAACTTAAATGCAATCATTGAGGCAGTTGAGCCAATCTTACTTGAGAACGGTTTACTACTGTTGCAACCTATACAAGGCAATAGTGTGTGCACTCAGATAATCGACATTGACTCAGGTGCAAAGGTTGAGTCATGCATGGAACTGCCAGCAGGTATGAACCCACAGCAGCAAGGTAGTGCCATCACTTACTACAGACGTTACACCCTTCAGTCAACTCTATCACTACAAGCAGTAGATGACGATGGTGAGGCAGCAAGCAAGCCAGCACCAACCAAGTCAACACCGACCAAGCCACCTATCTCTGATGAGCGACTTACAGATGCACTTGCTGCTATGGAGAAAGGCACTTACTCAATTAAGAAGTTGAGAGAGCAGTTCTCACTAACTAAAGAACAGGAGGCAAGACTATGAAGTGGAGAGCATCACAATTAGGCAACCTAATGACCAACTCAAGGAGTAAGTCAGAGATACTATCTGAGACTACTAAGTCAGAGATTAGAAAGATAGCTAAGCAAGACTTCTATGGATACACCACAGAGATCAAGACTAAGCCAATGATCAAGGGTACTGACTGGGAGCAGGAAGGTATTGACCTACTGAACTCAGTTAGGTTTGCTCTGTACACTAAGAACGAAGAGAGAGTATCTAATGAGTTCATGACTGGCTGCTGTGACATCATAACAGATGACAGTATCATTGACATCAAGTCATCCTGGTCATTAGAGACCTTCCCTGCTACACCATCAGAAGGTGATGCAAGTGGATACGAGTGGCAAGGTAGGGCATATATGTGGCTGTATAATAAGCCATCCTTTGAGTTAGTCTACACTATGTACACTACACCCGATGAGCTATTGACTGAGTGGGATAACCTATCCATCCATAGAGTTGACCACATAGATCCAGCTAAACGTATCACAGTGGTGAGATATGAGAGAGATGAGGCACTTGAGGAGCAAATTAAGGAACGGTTGATTCACTGCTCAGAATACTATTCACAATATATAAATCTTTTAAACAATAAGTAATGACACCAAAAGAAAAAGCACAACAGTTAGTAGATAGATTCTACAATCTACAGTCAAGTATTGCATGGACTACAAATGATGAGTTAAAACGTCAAGCCTCTATATTCAATGATGAGTTAGGAGAAGATGTTGAAATCTATTGGGATAAATTAGCTAAGCAAACAGCAGTGATTGCAGTGGATGAAATTTTGAACTCATTTGGTACATTAACTAATGGCAATGTATTTTATACAACTTTCAATGCCATTGAATATTATCAAGAAGTAAAACAAGAAATAATTAACCTTTTAAATCAGAATAAATGAGAATAAAATCAGAAAATGAAGAGCAACCATTAGTAGTAATTGAATTTATTAACCTTTAAATAACAAATAACAAATGGAAACAAGAACACAAATTGTCACTCAGTTAGTGGCTGCAATGATTAGCTCAGACATGACGTCTGATGTAAGTCTTATGATACATCATGCACTTGAAATAGCTGATGAGATTATAAATCAAACTACTCCAGAGAAAGCGTTCTCTGAGAGAGTAGTATAATACAACAACAATGTCAGAATTAACAATGAAAGGAGCTATCAAGCTCATCAACCCAATCAAAGTGATATCAGATAAATTCTCAGTGAGAGAGTTTGTGATCACTACAGCAGACAAGTACCCTCAAGAGGTAATCTTCCAGACAGTCAATGACAAGATGGATATTATAGCACCGTATGGTCAAGGTCAAGAGGTCACAGTATCATTCAACGTGAGAGGTAGAGAGTACAATGGTAAGTACTACAACACACTTGATGCATGGAAGGTGCAAGGTGAGGCAGCATCTCCAGTCAATGAACCAATGCCTATGCCAGATGACCTCCCGTTCTAAGACCGTTTATCTCCAGGTAGGTCAAACACTAACCGACTGGATGAGAAGTGAGCTTAAAGACAAGCTAAACAGCAGAAACAGGGCTGTACACATGGCAGAGGATATCGGTGTAGTCAACGCAACACTGCACCGCTTCCTTCAAGGTGGTGAGGCACGAGGTAAGTTCTATGATAAAGTGTTTAATTACTTGATGAAATGAACTATTTAGTACAAATAATGATCTACATTGAAGGGCAGTATTACACCCCTCAAGAGATACTTGATAATACAATACCATCAGATGAGCAAGATACATAAGGTAGGTGACAAAGTCCAATACAATAAGAAAGAGATAGTAGAGATTCTACAGATACAAGGTAAGTACTGTTTAATACTATTCTCAAGTGGCACTAAGATATGTACAACGCTAAGTACGTTTGACAACTGAGGCTCGGCAGCCAACAGGGGAGTATAACAGCTCCCCTTTGTTGTATTCAAATAATTACTATATTTACACCATGATAATCAATTACATCACTCCCTTAGTAGTCTCATGGTGGTTCACCCACTTCGAGCCTATCCAGGACTACATAGACACCATGATACTACCAGACTGGCTACACACTGCACTCGGTTGCTGGAAGTGTCTCTCATTCTGGTCAACCTTAGCCTACTCACAATCATTCACTGTGGCCTGTGCCACATCACTCACAGCAGTATGCTTGAACAAACTGATATACAACTCATAGAGACCATCCTCAACCTGCCAGAGGAGGAGACAATGACAAAGAGCTCGCTGGTGCAACTCAGAGCAGTCAAACAGAAGGCAACAGGTGTACGTGATAAAGAGTGCTTCTGCTCTGGAGTACGTAGGAAGGTATGGTATAAAGACTTCTTGACCTGGTATGAAGCTAATACTTGACCAATATATCAGCCGCAACTATGAAGAGGTGCTCAAATACACAAAGCACTTCCTCAAGCGACTCAATATACCAAGCTCAATAGATGCAGATGCAGTCATCAACAACGCATATCTACACTGTGTGAAAGTAAACATACCAGACATGACTCAAGACAAGGCTAAGAGCTACCTACTCAACACGATCAAGTATGAGTTGATATGGACTCAAGGCTCCAGGACTAAGAAAGATGACATCTACAGATCACAGGAGTACCTAACAGATTGCATTGATGACCCCACAGAGATAGAGCACAAGATAAGAATTGAGAATGACCACAACTTTAAGAAGGCAATGGTCGAGATATACAGGAACAACTTGGACGATAGGATAAAAAGGATTATATTTGAAGCATACTATGACAAAGGTCACTCAACTCAGACTGCACTGGCTCAGTACTTTGACATCAACAGTACATCGGCATACTTTCTGATACGAGAAATAAAACAAAATATAAAAGAGATACAATATAGGTATGAAGAGTGTTGACATCATAGGACTTATTACTTACATCCTCGCATGGGGTGTGGTGCTGGCACTGTTCAATGAGAACATGTACCTGCTGTATAAATTTGCAGGTGCAACATTAGCTGCTTATCTAATATTCATAATAATACAACAAAATGAACTACAAAATTAAAGACGAATTTATTGGTAAGACTATCAAGGTCTACAATAAGCACACAGGAACAAAGGCAGTATCTATTGCCAGCCTTGATATGAGCAAAGTAGAGTATTATATCACAACAGGACTTAAGCATATCTTTGAGGAGGTAGTCACTACGACTGCACCAGGTGAAGTATATGTATCTCCATCAGAACTCAAGGGCGCTGATAAACTTGAGGTTACTGTGATAGAGTACAAGGCTGTAGACCCACCAATACCAGAGAACGCTCCTAAGCCTAAGAAGAAACGCAAACCAAAGGCTGATGCCAAAGCATAAACACATAGAGACTCCAGAGGCAATGTGGGAGCTATTCGAGAAGTACAAAGAATGGACTAAGAACAACCCACGTTATCAATACTCACTTTCTAATAAGACAGGTGAGGCAACTGCTGTACCACTTGAGAGACCAATGACTCAAGTAGGTTTTAGATGCTTTGCTGCTGATATGAATAGTTCAGTGCAGGATTACTTCGCTAATACGGATGGGAGATATTCAGCGTATACGACAATCTGCACACGCATAGAGGAAGCAATCAGACAAGATCAGATAGAGGGAGGGATGACAGGGCAGTATAATGCCTCCATCACTCAGAGACTAAACAACCTAACTGAGCGAGTGGATACAACCACCCAAGGTCAGGCTATAAATGATATTAAGGTTACTATTATTAAATAGTGTATCTTTGACATAAATCTTACTATACTACTAATTAAGTGGTATAGCTCAACTATTGCACACTATGGAGATAAAGAGCACAGTAATCTTTGAACGCAACTACGAGGCACTGACAAGTCCAGACCATAGATTCATTATCAATGAGGGTGGCTCAAGGTCATCTAAGACATACAGCCTATGCCAGCTTATCATAGTCTACTGCCTACAGAATAGAGGCAAGGTAGTGAGCATCATAAGGAAGACCTTCCCTGCACTCAGAGCTACAGTGATGCGTGACTTCCTTGAGATCATGAAGGACTTGGATATCTACGAGGTGAGCAAGCACAATAAGTCTGAGCACATCTATACCTTTGACAATGGCTCTATTGTGGAGTTCTTCTCAGTAGATGATGAGCAAAAGATAAGAGGTAGGAAGAGAGACCTGGCATGGTGCAATGAGGCTAATGAGCTGTACTACGATGACTTCACTCAGCTGAACATGAGGACAGAGGGAAAGCTAATCTTTGACTACAACCCGTCTGAGAGCAACTCATGGCTGTATGAACTACCAGTTGAGGAGAGCATCCTTATTAAGTCAACCTACAAGGACAACCCGTTCCTGCCAGATAGCATCAAGAGACAGATAGAGGACTTGAAGAGAACAGATGAGGCACAGTATCAGATATACGCACTTGGAGAGAAAGCCATCAGCAAGAGCAACATCTACAGCAACTGGTCATTTGTCAAGCATAGGCCTGCTAAGTTCACATCCTTTGTCTATGGGCTTGACTTTGGATACAACCACCCTACTGCACTGATACGGGTGTACTGGAGAGATAAGGACATCTACATTGAGCCTGTGATCTATGAGAGCTACTTGACCACCACTGACCTCATCGCAAGGATGGATCAGTTAGGCATAGATAAGAGCATCAACATACTGGCTGACTACTCAAGACCTGAGACCATAGCAGAGATAGATAGAGCAGGCTACTACATTGAGAATGCCAACAAGGTAGTGAAGAAAGGGATAGACAACATCAAGACCTTTGGAGTGATCTGTGAGGAGCACCCTGCACTTAAGAAAGAGTATGAGAACTACAAGTGGAAGAAGATAGGTGACCAGATAACAGATGAGCCAGTCAAGCTGTGGGATGATGCCATGGATGCCATCCGATATGCAGCTACATACATCAAGCAGGAGTACTACACTGATGACTCATACCTTGCCTTCTAACAGGATTCGCTTCAAGATACAATATAGGTATGGCAACAACAATCATAGCACAGCCTCAAGACTTCACACCTGCATACAATGAGTGCAAGTTCATAGTGAAGTCAACCAATGTGAACAAGGCAGGATTCAGATACATCTTTGAGGTGTTTGAGGCAGGAACGGCAACAAGGATAGGATACTACAAAGCACTGCCAGCTTATGGCAATGGCAATGGTGAGCAGGACTTATCTAAGCTACTTAGTAACATGGTGAGCTTTGACTTCAACCCGTACATCAGTACCTTTTATAATGCTGTGAACTCATACTATAACTACGATATTAAGTTTGGTGAAGAGTATATCTTTGACCTAAGCTACACAGCCTCATTGGTTGACAATGCAGGTAACGTTCGCATCACAGCAACGCATCCCTTCCAGGTAGGTGATCAAGTGAACATCACACAAGCTGACTTAGGTGTGGCCAATCCAGGAGTGGAAGGACTGCATACAGTGATTGCCATCACAGGCACAACTAACTTCACCATCAACGCATTGTGGGCTGATGTAACTGATGCAACTATCAACGGCTCAGTTGAGTATGCTGATAAGAGAAAGACCATCAACCTTAACATAGTGAGCACACTTGATAAGTATGTGTTCAACGGTGTGCAGCCATGGATTGATATGCCGTACTGGGATGAGACTAACTATGAGCTTGACAACGTACTTGGCCAATGGCTCACTGACCAGCCTACAACATTCAGCTGCACACTTGGTCAGGACTTATGGCTCAACCTTAAGGACCCAGGCATAGCACCTACCAATAAGAGGGTGTACTTTGAGAATGACAACGGTGATCTGTTCTACAAGGCTGTGAGTGGAGCTGACTACATTAAAGGTGTGGCAGTTGGTGTGAACAACTATGGCTCATTGACTGTGGTGAGTGGCACTGCTCCATTGGTCAAGCCTACAACCAAAGCATACCAAATATGGTACAGTGACGGGATATTCAACCCTGTGAAGTCATTAGCATACACCATCAACATAGATAGAAGGATACTAATCTCTGAGAGTCACATCCTATTCCTTGACCGTATGGGTTCATGGAGCAGCTTTGCCTTCCAGCTCAAGAGCTATGAGAAGCTAAACATAAAGAGAGAGACCTACAACAAGGATGTACCTGGCAGCGTGGTTGACTCACAATGGCAGTATAAAAGTTATGAACAAGGGACTGTTAATTTCAACACCCAAGTGAGTAAGACTATTGACCTCAACACCAACTGGATGAGTGAGAGTGCAGGAGTGTACTTCCAGCAGTTGGTTACATCACCACAGACTTACATTAAGAATGTAGTGTATCACATCACAGAGGAGGGAGAACCACTTTATGATGAGGATGGCTGCATCATACACGTACCTGAGAGCACTGAGTACATCAGCTGCAACGTTGTGAACAACACCTTTGACATACAGAGAGAAAGGAACAAGCATCTGATTAGACAACAGCTACAAGTTAGGTTATCAAACAACGACATAATCAATGGTTAAGATAGTACTATCAACAGGGGTGCTGGATGTTGCTGAGACTCTGTCACTGCCTATCACATTCAACATAGGAGATATCAGAGACCTATCCTCTCGCAAGGGTACATTCTCAAAGACTGTCACATTGGATGGCACTAAGAACAACAATGAGCTGTTAGGCCATTACTACGATGTGAACATCCAAGCAGGCACATTCAACATCAACACCTTGACTAAGTGCCAAGTGATACAGAACGGTGTGCCAATCTTAGATGAGGCATTGCTCCAGTTGGTGAGCGTGAACAAGGTGCAGAGCAACAACAGCTATGAGGATGAGGTAACCTACAGCGTATTGATTAAGGATAGCAGAGCGGAGTTCTTTACAGCCATCACTAATGCCTATCTCACTGACTTAGACTTTAGTGACCTCAACCATGCCTTTGACTCTGCTGCTATAGCTGGCACATTCAACAACACTGTGGCAGATGGATACAAGTATCTGATGCCATACAATGATACCAACGTGTTCCAGGCTAATGACTTCAAGCCTGCTATCTATGCCAAGACATATTGGGATAGGATATTCGCTGTGGCTGGCTTCACATACACATGGAGTGAGATAGCGGCTGCACACTTTGATAAGTTGCTGATACCATACAACGGTGATGTGAACAACCAGGACTATGATGACTACAGAGTTGAGGCAACCAACACATGGACTACTACTAATGTGCAGGCGGTTGGTCAAAACATAACGTTTCAAGAGGCTATTGACTCAGGATGGAGTGAGCTGATAGATACACAGGGTATCTTTGATCCTACTACAGGAGAGTACACTACACCGATAAGCACTAACACTAATGCAGGTGAGCACTATGTGTACAGCTTGACAATAGGTGGTACAATAGATTTGAACAATACGAGTGGTGGTACGGCTGCACTTGTAAACAGTGAGGACTTTACTACTGGATTCACCTACAACAGATATAGAGTCTTTGCAAGGGTACGTGTTGCAGGTAGTGGTAACGCTGTAGTATATGGGTCTTTTGGATGGATAGCTGCTGTACCTGGTAATTTCTTAGCGACAGGTATTACTAATGTGTTGACATTCTCAGATACCTTTAACATACCTGTAGCCTACAATGGTACGGGCGTTGCTAATGGTATTGACTTAGGAGATATACAAATACTTGATATAGGTGTTGAGGTTAAGACATTTCCAAGTATTGTAGGCAATCAACAGCCATATTCAATCAATGCTTTTTGGCGTAACTCAACCCCTCCATATGCTACACCAGCAGCAGTCAACGTAGTCCTTGACCTGAACTTTATCAACATGGTGATATTGCCAAGCAACAACATACAGATCACTGGAGGCACGTTGACAATGAACCAATATGTCCCTGTTGAGATTAAGCAGTCAGACTTCGTGAAGGGCATACTACAGATGTACAACCTTTATGTTGAGCAGGATATTGACAACCCCTACAACCTTGTGTTGAGACATAGGGATGAGTACTATGACTCAGGAGCTGAGAAGGACTGGAGTGAGAAACTTGCTAAGGATAGAGGGCAGGACTTAATGTTCCTTCCTGACTTGACTAAGAAGAGGCTCAAGCTAACCTATGAGGCTGATGAGGATACGGCTAATAAATTATACACACAAGCGACTGGTGAGATATACGGTCAGATAGAATACACTTTTGATAATGAATATGTTAAGGATGTTGAGACTCAGGCTTTACTGTTCTCACCTACTCCAGTTTACTCTACGAGTTTTGGTGCATACCTTCCAGCCATAAACGGTGCAGCACCCAACACAAACATCCGCATCTTGTATGATGGCGGTGAGCAGATATGCCAGCCGTTTGACATAGTTGACTTTGGCACAACAGGTCAATATGGCTTGACTGACTACCCTATGATTGGTCACTTCAACAATGCGTTAACACCTACCTTTGATATTAACTTTGGCACGAATGACTTTTACTTCTATGAGACAACATCACTGACAGCAAACAACCTGTACAACTTATACTGGAGGCGTACAGTCAACCAGATAAACGTAGGTAAGATGTTGACAGCTATGTTTGACCTTAATGAGGTGGACATACAGTCACTCAAGCTCAATGATAAGATATACATTGACAACTCATGGTGGAACATTAACAAGATTGCTGATTATAACGCTAACAACAACCAGCTCACTAAGGTAGAGTTGATAAGCATAGATACTGAGATTGACCTTGCACCGTTTCTTACTGGTGCAGGTAATCCTATTGGTGATACTATCACTGCTATAGGTATAGATTCTATCTTAAGGACAAGGTCAATGACCAGCAATGTGATCATGCCTGGTGCAGATGCTATGGTGTTTGGTAAGGGTAACACTGTGACTGCTGGCACAAGGGGTGTTGTGATTGGTGACGGTCAGACCTTGAGTGAGGATGGTATGGTGGTGAGCAACTTGACTGTGACTGGTACTATCAATGGTGATGTGGTGGTGAACAGTGCTAAGTACATTGCAACTATAAGCCAAGGGGGAACATCCGACCCAACTGTCACTGTACTTGAGAATAGTATAGGTGACATTGTGTGGACAAGGGCAGCAGCAGGTAGATATCAAGGTACATTGACAGGTGCATTTTCAGACCAAGATAGAACATATCTAATTATAAGCAATACAGCTATAGACACGTATCTTAGAATATTCTGGGTGAGTGCTAATGTGGTGGAGGTAAGGACTTTAGACTTTACAAATACTTTACAAGACGGGAGACTTAGTTATAACACAATAGAAATAAGAACATACTAACATGAATGAAGTAGAAATACCTTTAAAGATAACGGGCATAGGTGCTATCAAGGCTGAGCTTAGAGACCTCAAAGGACAGATAGCTGATGCCACAGACCCTGAGTCACTAAGACAGCTATCAATGCGAGCTGGTGAGCTCAAAGATCAACTCAAGGATGCTAATGAGGCAGTGAATGTCTTTGCATCTGGCAGTAAGTTTGAGCAGGTCAGCAACTCAATAGGTGGTATCAAGGACTCATTGATGAGCTTGGACTTTGAAGAGGCTAATCAGAAGGCTCAAGTCTTTGCCGGTGCACTTGGTAAGCTCAACCCTGCTGACTTAGCAAAAGGAATGAAGGGATTGATGGGTACTTTATCTACTGTAGGTGGTGCATTTGTTAAGTTAGGAGCTACTATCCTTGCCAACCCTATATTCTTACTTGTGGCGGTCATCACAGTGATAGTCGTTGCTATTGGATTTTTCCTTAAAAAGATAGGTGTACTTGATGCAGTGTTCAAGGCTATCATGGCACCAATCAATGCGGTGATACAAGGCTTCAAGGACTTGACCGATTGGATGGGATTGACTGACAATGCAGCAGAAGAGAATGCAGAGGCGGTGAAGGAGGCAAGTGAGAAAAATAGAGAAACTTTAAAGGCTGAAAGTAAAGCAAGACAGGATTTGTTCAACCTTACAAAGGACTTAAGTGATGAGGAGATTGCAGCTATTGAGGAAAAATTAGGTATTCAAATTGATGCCAACACTAATATCTATGACCTTAAGCAGGAACAGATAGAGGGAGATATGGCTATCAATCAAGCTGAGATTGACTCACTTAACCTTAAGAAAGAACTGACAGAGGAGGATAAGAAGAGGTTAGCTGATCTAAACAAGACTCAAGCTGATTTGGCTAATCAAGCAGTTCAAAATGAAATCAACAAAATACTTGCTATTAAGAATCTCAACCTAAGCCTTGATAAGCAGATTGAGATGTTGCAAGCTAAACAAATCAAAGGTGAGTCTGAGCGTGCTAAGGCAATGCTTGACATTCAACAAAAGGAGGCTTTGGCCAAGGCTGAGCAACAACTCAAGGAAGCTAAACAACTTGGTAATCCAGAGGCTGTAACTAAGGCATTAACATTGATACAGTTAATTAAGACTGACTTCAAACGGCAGGAGCTTGAGATAACTAACAAAGGTAATGCTGCTGTAGCTAAGTCAAACACATCTGCTATTACTAAAAGCACTCAAGAGACTAAGACTGCTGAGGCAAGAAAGTTAGAAAAAATGCGTAAGGATGGTGAAAATGCAATACTATTATTACAAACAAACAGAGCATCAGAGGAAGAGATAGAGGCGGAAAGACTTAAGCAACTTGATGCTGAGTTAGCTTATGTCAAAGCTAATAAAGCTGCTTTATACAAGGCAGCGGTTGATCAACAGAATGCCATCCTAAAATTAGAGAAATCAATAGGTGATATTAAGGATAAGGAGAAAGCTCAGCAGGAGAAAGAGGATAACGCCAATGCTCTTTCAAGACTTGAGCGTGCTGTATTGAATGCAAAGGAGGAAGGTAATGCTGTACTGTTAGCTCAAAAAGATTTATTAACTGAGCAGAGCAGACAAAAGATGCTATCCTTAGAGGTAGGGTCTGAGGCGGCTTTACTCCTTGCAGATGAAACTGCCAAAGGACTGGATGCTATTGACAAGCAGATTGTCATTAGTGATAATGAGAAGACCCTTAAGATACTTGCAGCGGCACAATTAGTACAAGAGACTAAGCTATCTAATGCGGCCTTTGAACTTGAGAGGTTTAAGGGTACATCAGACCAACAGATTGCACAACAGGAAGCCTTTCTCACAACTACATTAGCTACATTAGATACTCAAAGAATAGCTGAGCTGGCAGCACTTAACCTATCAGAGGAAGAGAAGGCAGCTATCAAGCAGAAGTATGATCAAGCTGAGATAGTTGCAACAGAGGCTAAGACAGCCAAGATAGAAGAGATTGAGAAGGCTGCAAATGATAAGTTAATAGCATCAATTAATGAAGGCTTTGAGACTGCAAAAGAGGCAGGTGCAGCTATCAGTTCATTGCAACAAATCAACACAGATAGAAAGCTCAAGAACGTAGAGAAAGGTAGTAAGGAAGAGGAGAAGATACTTAAGCAACAATTTGCTCAACAGAAAGCAATGCAGTTAGCAATGGCCGCAATCAATGGTGCTCAAGCCATCCTTGCAATCTTGACTGTTCCTGACTTCACACTTGGCATTGCATCTGGTATAAGGATAGCGGCATCAGTAGCGGCAACAGCAGCAAGTATCTCAGCTATTGCAAGTACATCCTTTGAAGGAGGCGGTCAAGCACCTGGTGACCCAGGCCTTCCAGATGTATCAGGTATAACAGCAACCAGTATGGCCACACCATCAGCCTCATTGTTTGGTAGTAACAACAACTTAAACAACGTAGGTGCACCACAGGACGGCCAAGGAGGGCAGAGTATCACAGTCAATGCTATAGTAAGTGAGACTCAAGTAACAGATGTACAGAATAGAATAAATAGAATACAAAGAAACGCAGAACTATGACAAGTTATCAAGCACTAATCAACCACATTGAGGCCTTCTATAACAACCATCTACAGGTTAAGAAGGTAGGCTCAGACTTCACAGAGCAATTACCTAACTTTGCTACCAAGGATGAGAGATATCCTTTGGTGTTCATAGCTCCAGTCTTTGCATCTCCGACCACAAACACCAACACGATCAGCTTAGAGATATACTGCTTTGACATTATCCAAAAGGATAGAGCCAACATCACAGTGATACTGTCTGACTGTCATCAAATATTGGTTGACCTGGTCAATCAGTTCACATTCAGTGATGACTACTCCTTTGATATCATAGGCTTACCATCCCTCACACCTATGAACAACCAACTACTTGACTATGCTGCTGGCTGGATGATGAGTTTGGATGTTGACATGAGCAACTGGACAGATTGCCAGGTACCACTTCTAACAAATTTGCCAACGTAGTACAATATAGGTATGGCACGCAGACAAAAGATATCACAGATGACTCCGAAAGGGGCTAATCTTGACTTCACAGATTTACTTGAGGTAAGTGTTTTGAGTGGCTTTGGATACAACACATACTCTATCACAGGCCTTGAGTTGATGAGAGCTGCTGCATCATTAAATAACTTGTACACTCAGACAGCATCAAGCACACCTGTCACCAACACAACTACTGAGACCTCTCTACTTGATGGCGGCTTAGGTAGTTTGAGTATCCCTGCTGATGGTTTCAATGTAGGTGATAGCTTCCATGTTATACTAACAGGCCATGTCTCAGCTGTAAACAACCATACCTTGACTATAAGGATAAAGTCTGGCAGTGTTATATTTGCAACAACAGGAGCAATAACAATGGCAGGAACAACTGGTAAGCATTGGAAGCTGGAAGTGTTTTTTACTGTGAGGACTATAGGAGCTGCTGGTGTAGCATCCATAGCTACAGGAGGTGCTTTCATGTACACTAAGAATGCCTCTACTAACTTTGAAGGCATTAACTTTAGTACTGAGAACACCACTACCTTTGATACAACTATAAGCAACACACTATCAATCACAGCTCAGTGGGATACTGCCAACGTTGGTGATTCTATATACTCAGAAATATTTACACTTAATAAAACTTATTAACAATGAACACAGATAATGACATACTAATTGCAAACCAGGGGAGCTTTGTAGTCAACAACACAGTAGAGAAGACTGTAACTATCAACGCTATAGTGGTACTTGAGGATACTGTATTCAACACGATCAAGATAGCTGGCTCAGATGTGAAGTCAACTTATATTGCTGCACCAGCAACAGCTGTGAAGGCAGGTACTATCATCAGAGCTACAGCGGCTCAACAGTTTAGTGGAGTTAGGTTAACATCTGGAAGTGTATTGCTAATACTTGCATAGTATGAACGGCTATGGTAACAGCGTATTTTTACGCACAGCTTGGGAAGTAAGTGGAGGCGTTCCTCCTGTCAACACTGTTGCTCCTGCAATAACAGGAACAGCTCAGGAAGGGCAGATAGTTACTTGTTCAACAGGAACATGGACTGGCACACCTACTATAACCTTTGCATATCAGTGGAAGCGTAACGGCTCAAACATTGGTAGTGCTACAAATTCAACTTATACGCTTGTCACTGCTGATGTTAGCCAATCAATAACTTGTCAAGTAACAGCAACCAATGGAGTAGGTAGTGCAAGTGCAACATCAAACACCATTACACCAACAGCAGCAGTAGACCCAGATGCTCAAGCATTTATTACAGCGGCTGCAATAACAGACCCAACACAACAAGCGGCTATTAATACTTTGGTAGTTGACTTGAAAGGGTATAACGTGTGGACTAAGATGAAGGCTTTGTATCCAATGGTAGGAGGTACGGCTACAAGTCATTCTTATAACCTACGTAACACCTCACAATATCAAATTACTTGGAACGGTGGGCAAACACACGATGCAAATGGATATACGCCAGGAGTAAATGGTTATGGAAATACGAGCTTTGCAACTAACTTATATACATCTGCAAATGATTTTGGTTTATCAACTTATATAAGAACGAACACAACAAGCGGTGCTGATATTGGAGTATTTTCCCCTGATTTAAGATACATTGGTTCTAACTTAACAAATTTTGCATATTTTGGAGTTGGTAATACTTTTATATTAGGTGCAAATACTGATGCAAAAGCATTTTGGCAAGTAAATAGAACAAGCGCGTCAGTAGTAAAAGGCTTTAAAAATAGTAGTGTTTTTGTAAGTGGCACAACGGGAGCTGGAACATTAGGAGCAAGAACTGTTTTTATCGGAGCTTTAAATGATAATGGAAACGCTAATTTTTACGCACCCAGACAACATGCTTTTGATGCAATTCATGACGGCTTAACAGATACAGAAGCGGCTAACTTTTACACAGCGGTACAAGCATTCCAAACAACATTATCACGTCAAGTATGAAACTAACACAACTAACAACAGAAGAAAAGTTGACCTATGTAGGACTTTTGACAGAGCTACAAAAGAATGAGTTGGTAGGTCAATTATATGCACCTGATTCTTACTTTAATCCTATTCAAGACTTGAATGATAATTGGATAATTTCAGTAGAGGAGATGGAGCAGTGCGTTAATCCTGATTATCTTTGGGTAAAAGACCTTGACTTGATACCATACGAACCAAAACCAACACCCCCACCTTTTGACTAATGGCAAGATACGCTAACACTGGAGAGTTTAATGTCCTTTATCCTACCAGGAGAAGGATGGCTACGATATTGAAACGTATTATCAGAAATGATGTTGTTGATGGTGAAGGCACATTAGTAGAGTCTATCAGAATCAATGCTAAGATTACAGGCTTTGAGAAACTTGAGATACAAATCATTGCTATGTACTACTTCATATTTCTTAACAACGGTGCATACTTATGGAACAATGGTATAATTACACCTCGTGACTACGTTGCCACGTTCACAGATGAGCTGAATGCAGCAGGCATCACAGCTGAGATATACTCACAGTACACTGAGTGGTTAACAAAAAGATTTCCTATCCTACAAGTAGCAGAAGTACTTGAAAAAAACCAAAGAATCACTTATACCTTTGAGGCTATAGACCCACCTGCTGGCTTCCAACCAGGCGTTGCATTAGACGTTTAGTTCCTTCTTCATACCTAACATATTAAAGGTCATGATTAGTGATAGGTTAGTCACCTCATTAAACTTAGTTAAGTCCTCATTGCATAGGCTGTAGATTAGTCTCTCCCAACCCCATTTTTTCTCACTCTTTTTTAGAGCTATCTCCTTTGCCTCATCAGATGTTGCAGGACGTTCATCCTCATCCTCATCACTTCCATCCTCATCTGTGAACAGATTAGCATAGGTGATCATGAATGACTCTCTGTAAGCAAGATACTCAGGCAGGATACCGTACACATCATTGATACACACCTCATCAAAGATACTGCATCTTAGACTTGGCTTAAACTCATACGGCTCAAACACTGTCTCTCCCCATTCATTGGTCATCACCTTTCGATATATGATAGATGCAATGTGGCCAACGTGCTGATTATAGTCTTTGGAGAAGTAGTGCTCAAGGTCAATGAACTCACCTACAGTAAGGGTGTTCAATGGCTTATAGTGATACTCACCTATTACGTGCTTATAGTTCTTGGATGGCTCAGAGTTTATGAAGGTGATCTTAGCCAGCATCTCACTCACCTCACTTATGTCAAGGTCTTCTAAGTCATCAGATGGTATGTCAGCCAGGGCAGAAAGTATCTCTATCTCCCTGGTGAACACCTCTTGTATAGAATACAGCTCTCTAATCTCTTTGAACTGTAATACATCTATCTCACTCCACGACTTCGGTAGGTACATCCTTAGGCATTTGTTTAGCTAACTTCTGACCTACCTCAACTAAGTAAGGAACAGCAATCTCTGCCTTGAGCTCTCTGATTATCTTTGCTTTGAGCTTAATGTGTGCATCTGTATAGTGCTCAACCTTTGTCAAGTCAGTACGTTTAAACAGGATGGCCAGCATCTCTGAGATGTATCCCTTATGTCTTGAGTGCATAACCTTGTCAATGTGCTTTGTATCCCTAACAGATAGCTTGAATGTATCCTCAAAGGCGGTGTAAGTGTAGTTCATGTGCTCAAAGGACGGTTGTAGCTCTGGCTTACCACTAAGATTGTTGAACTGCTTAACACATTCCTTGAACTCCTCAATAGATACATCATCCCAGTCTGCCTCTGGCACTCCTAACAGAGTGAACACGTCAATGTGTTTCTCAATAGAATCCAGCTCTTGATTTGCATGGATTGTTGTGATGTCCTCAAACTGTTGAACCGTCAACTCATTCAATTGGTTGGGTACTTCTTTACCTAAAATTGTTACCATAAATATAATTTTTAACAAATATAATACTTTTTACAATATAGGCATGGACAGACCAGTATACAAGATCACTATTGATGAGGCCTACTCAGATGGGGAGGACTTAGGTATGGAGATGATTGCCTTCACCAATAAGCCTGCTATTAAGGTTAAAGGTATGGCATTCAATTCTCATGTTGCTCCTATGACATTCAGTGACTCAGTCAAGATGCGTATTGTTGCACCTGCCATGATACCAATGAACATCTATAGACAAGATGAGGACGGTGAAGAGTATGATGTTCAATTCTCAGCAGAGGTGATTGAGCAGATACACGCCAAGTTCATGCTTAATCTTAGCAACAAGAACATCTTTAACCTTGAGCATGATCAAGATGAGAAAGTGCCTGCATACATCCTTGAGGCCTGGATAGTAGACAGTCCAGAGACTGACAAAGCATTCACAACATACGGCATTGAGGTACCTAAAGGGACGTTGATGTTGACAAGCCAAGTAACTGACAGAGAATACTATGATGCACTGGTTGAGTCTGGTCAAGTAGGTTACTCTATTGAGGGATTCTTAGGCATGAAATTATCGGAACAATTAAAATTAAATACAATGAAGTTACCAGATGGAGAACACATGATTGAGGATAAGATCTACGTTGTTAAAGACGGAGAAATTATCGAGATCAAAGAAATGCCTACAGAGATGGAAGCAGAAATGGCTGCCGACCCAGTAGCAGAAGAGGAAGCTGAAGTAGCAGCAGAGAACCCAGAAGCAGAGGCTGAGGATGCTGAGGCTGATGCACCAGTACAAGAGGAGATGGCTATTGACCCTGCGGTTGATACAGAAGCTATCCTTGCTATCGTAGCACCAATGCTTGAGGAGCACATGAATGCAGTGATTAGAATGATTGCTGACTTAAAGAACCAACTTGAGGAGAGTCTTGCTGTTGAGACAGAAACAGAAACAGAGAGTGTGGAGTTGACTTCACATGAGAAATTTAAAGAATTTGTAAAATTTTCAAAAACCAAATAACATGAACCGTAATCTTAAATTCAATTTAGATATTGAAACAAACGCACTTTTAGCTGCGAACCCAGAGGAGTTTTATTCAAAAGCTTATTTATCAAGCCCTGATATTCCTAACAACTTCCGTACTTTACCAG